TATATGTGTATATGTTTATTATAAATATCCCCATATAAAGTATAGTCGCTAAATATACAACTTTGATCCCAACGATTTATAATAACACTTTCCATACATCACATCATTATCAAGAACCTTCGCCATAGACTTTTGACTAATCTTCAATTGTGTCATACAATCATATTTGCATGTAAATTCCTTGATTATTTTATTTTCCGAATCATATTGACCTACACCATCTTTATACAAAATACATTCTCCATGTTCTTCAGTCCACTTGTCTTTTAAATCGCACGAATCCAATAACATATAATAAAACCCATTTGATAATATGTTATTTTTAACAGGAGTATCAAGCGAGCTAGAACCATATCCATTCTTTACTGCTGCTGTTTTACGATCAATATAGATATTTAGAATTTCTGTTTTTTCTTTATTCACTTTTGCAATATACCCCAGATTCTGTGGACGTGTCTTTTTTGTTGGTTCTAAATGATGAATAGTTTGAGGATCTAGTTCACGGTCTACAAGTTGCCAACGAAACCCCTGATAGACAGTGTTCTCTCTAACCGCTTTATTCACACTTGGCCTTTTTATTGCAGAGGATTCTTTCATAGCATCTGTAACAGTTTCATAGACATGAACCAGTTGTAGTGTTTCAGGATGAATCTTTTGAAGGCGCGGGCCAGTATGTGAATCAGGTGTATCAAACTTTGTCATTGTTTTGGCGGGTTCCACTTTCTTATGATGTTCTTCTAGAGCTGATACTTTTGTAATTAATGTCTTATTTAATGCAATCAGTTCTTTAATATCATTCTCATAAGATACAACTGGTTTACCAGCTTTTAACATTGCAATTTCAAGATGCAATCGTTCATTTTCTGATTTTAACTTTTCATATTCTGCAAAACTATATTCAAAGCTGCTAATGTTTGCATCAATAAGTTGTACCACTGTTTGATAAGACATATTCTTTCCAATCAAAAACAATTCATTTTCTGTTTCATGACCCTTTAAATCAGTGACTTTGTTTGGACGAATCTGTTCATGTGTATGCAAAAACTTTTCAAATCCTGCAGAGTTATTTACCAAAAATGCATCTAAGAAGATCACTTGTGAACCGTATTTTTGTTTGAATTCATTATGGCGATTACGAACTCCTCTACGAGATTCACCTATTTTAATGATATATGTACCATCCTCTAGGATTTTGATCCGAGCTACATAGATAAGCGAACCATTAATTGTTCCATATTGCTTCATAATAAGTTTATGTTTTTCTTGTTCAGGAACTGTTTTAAGTTCGGCGGTTTTTTGCTCGAGTTGTTCTGTTTTTTGAGTGAGTTGTGTCTTAAATTCAAGTGCTTCTTCTTCCATTACTTCATGTAAAACTTCTTCTAATTTCATATAGTATTCATGAATTTCTCCTGCTTTTTTAGTTTGAGCTTTTAAACAGAGAGATTTAAAACATTTAATAGTTAACATGATCTTTTTATAATTATGACCACCTCTTTTTTCATCATCCGTTTTTGGTTTCTCAGTCGAGAAAGCAAAACTTTGAGTATCTTTTTCTCCCGAAGTTACGGGAGAAAAAATTTTATAATCAATATCTAATGCAAAATGACGTTCTAATACTTCTCTTGCTCTTATTTTTTGACTAAATCCTAACCATGCCCATACATGATCTAAATCTACCACAAATTCAGTTTTATTACAATTTAAATAACAATAGAAACTACTTACAAAAAGTTGTTGTTCTTGCCCTGAAAATGCAGATTTAATCTTAGTAAGTAATTTAACATTATATGTATTTGATAGTTTTGTAATAGGATTTGTTTCAATAAGCTCAACAATATTCAATTGTGCCATCTTTCTATACTATCTTAGTATACTATCTTTAAACCGGTATGGTTTGCTTTCGGAAAAGCAAAATGCTTTTATTTAAATTAAAAACACTTTGCTTTGGTATACGCCAAAGCAGGATTTCTTACTTTTAATCGAATAATGTATATAAAGATATTATATAATTATATCAATCTTTTTAATTTATATATTATTTAGCGGTTAATTTTTAACCGCTAAATAATATGTTTTGTTTTTATACATAATACATAACATAGACAACCAAACAATACGTTTAGTTGGAATAGGCGAGCATGCCTACCGCTATTCAACCTCTACAGGTTAAATAACCCTTCAAACTCTCCTGACGCGTATAACAACAGATACGTTTCATTCCTCTTGAAGACCACATCTCTGTGGGGACGGACTCTATCTTAAGCCGAGTGTTACATTTCTGTAATCTCAGCCCATTACCATTGAGTCTCTGAACTGCATTCATAGCGTTTATTAAACGCCTTAGAACTTGGCTGCGGATTGTCTCTATTCGTAACCTTCTTACCATACCCACGAGTTTCCCCTTGGTGCTACAGGACAGACCTTTCGGCTCCTGAGCGGTAGTTACGACTTGATTGTGTTTGTACACAAACGGCGACGTGTCAATGTCGCCACGAGAGTTTCCCGCAATTTGATAATGTTGCCCATTGCGATATCGCAATTGTTGATGGACTAGCAAATCCTTTTTAGATTTACTCTTAGCAGCCAATAATAACAATAGTCAATTGTTAAATGATAAACCACCCCGTGGTTTACCCTCAATGTTTCCAAGGAGGACGGACTGTACCTTAAGCATTCTCAGATTGATTAGATCGTCATTGAATACCAATGCCTTTGCAGTCTCTGAAACGGTTCCATGGCCTATCATAGCGGCTTTAGGAACTCGTCTGCGGATTGCCCAATCCTTTGCGTTTTTACTGTATCCGAGGTCATTACCCTGGGGTACACTTATCATTTCTGATAAGTGATAGTAGCAAAGGCTGTCAGGGGTTTCCCGCAACCAGGTCATTTTGCAGTGTTTTTCAACACCACTAGCTAGTCATACTGTTTGTCCCTGCTTTGTTAAAGCAAGGCAGCTAGCTATTTGGCACAGGCGGTTTGCAAGTGCAACCGAGCACATACACATATACATGTGTAAAATGCAGTTAATGCCAGACATAATACGAAGAACGTTGTAGTTAGTTGCATACACGCGAACGGTGGATGACAAGTTAACGCCAACAGCGTTGTTTGATACCGTCAACAACAGGGTGGTGTTGTCAATACGGGACAAGTTGCAAGATCCACTGGGCTGATGTTGCTCAGGCTGCAAAGCAAATGAATAAACGTTAATACCAACAGCGGGGATGTTGGTGTGGTGCTGGTAGGGCTGGACCCAGTTGAAGTAGTTGCCGTCGCGAACCTGGAAGCGGTCGTGGCCGTTGAGCTGCAACAAGGCAGTAACGGTGGGGTTCTTGCCAGCCATACCTTCAACACGGGTGACGGAGTAACCAGACTCCAGAACGGAGCGGTCCCACCAGTCAGAGTAGTTGAAGGGCTGCTGTCCCTTCCACGGGTTGATGACGGAGTCATCGCATGAGACGTAAGAATCACGCTGGACGACCCAGACCAACTCCTTGCAAGGGTGGTTGAAGTTCAACTTCAACTTGTTGGCAGAGGAGGTGATGGACTCACCGCCAGTGAACTGCAAGACATCGATCAAGTACTCGTGAGAGACCTGGGCGAACTTGCGGCGTTCATCAGTGTCCAGGTAGATGTAATCGACGTACAAAGAAGCAGCAGCCAAACCGCACTGGCCGACACGGTTGCGAACGGCGTGGGGGTCGGCGGAGTTGGAGTAGTCCCAGCACAAGTTGTTCAGGGAATCGAACTCCATGTTGATGCGGACCTCGTGGTACTGGAGGGCGATCAAAGGGAGAGCCAGACCAGGGTTGCGGCAGAACCAGAACTGCAACGGGATGTACAAGGTGTACATCGGGGCGCAGGAGGTGACGACCTCAGAGGTGAGGGGCTCACCGCCATAGCAGTCGTTGTCGCAGGATGAGCCACCCTGGTAGAGCAAGTTGGTGAGCTCAGGGACGTTGCCAACCATCTTGGCATAGCCAGCCTGCTTGCCAGGCTCCTGGGTGAGCTCGTTCCAGATGTGCATCCAGTCACCATAGTGCTTGTCGATGCGCTGGCCACCGATTTCAATCTCAACGTAGTTGATCAAGTTGTGACCAATCCAGTTCAACCAACGGAATTGAGCACCAGAGCCATCGGATACTTGCAGAGCAACCTGAGGCAGAGTGGCCTGGAGGTACATGCGGTGAATCAAATCACCGTTACGCTGAATGGTGCAGGTGACTTTCTTGCCGAAGTTGGGGGCACCATTGAAGGGGTTCTCAATGGACTCCATGGCGAAGTTAGTGTGACGACGATATACAACCTTAAAAACAAGGTATACCCTTCCTTTCGGAATATTTATGAAGATGTACTATATACATTTTACCTTTTTACAAAGGCTCGTCGTAACTTCAAAGGGATTGGACTATAACTTAAGCCTTTTACATTTCTGTAGAAGACCCATCACCATTTAGTCTCTGAACTGCATTCATGCTATTTAAATATTCATATGCTTTAGTTAATTTTTCTTCATCTGATAATTTTTTAGAGGTAAAATATTTATTTTTAAGTATTGGATGATTCACTATTGAATATCCTGATGATGTATAATGAGTTGGTCTTTCTTTTACATATACAATATACATTGGCAAATCTACATGTGATTTTTTATGCGCCTTTGATAAAGCAAGTTTATGTTCTACAGATAATTCTTTATTGTAGAAGTGATGTTTTTCTCCACTTTTTGCATTTGAGATTGCTATTTTTGTCTCATCTGTTCGTGGTTTTCCAAAATTATAGTTTTTATAACCTAATTTTGCTTCACGCATTCGTTGTTTTGATGCATCACTATGTTTTGCTTTACCACCACCAGTTCGTATATTATAACCAGATGGCTCCAATGTATTGTAAAATTGGATGAATTTTATTTCATATTCATCTAATAGTTCATTATTAATTATCATTAATACTTCAAAATTCATATTACTCTTTCCATATTTACGTATTGCATTTTCTAGTAAAATACAGCAATTTGAAAGTGCACAATGTTCACGAAATCGTTTTTCATAGTGTCTTTCAGTTTGTCCTATATATCTTTTACCAGAAGGTGATGTAATACAATAAATATAGCCCATTATCAGCTTAAATTATAATTAAATCTAATTAAGCATCAATTTTTAAATAGGTTAGAACTTGGCTGCGGATTGCCCATTTTATTGATTTTTATCAATTCATTATTATCATTGTTACCATACCTGAGTTATGTTCTCAGCCATATATCTTTTTCAAAATATACTTGGTAGATAATACTTTAGGGTGTTCCCGCAATTTGACGATGTTGCAATTTGTTTATACAAATTACTAGCAACTGTGGTTAGTTCATTATATGAACTTTAATGGTACCACTAACGGACTTTATCAGATGATTATACCAATTAACATCTGCCGATTGCTTTTCAACCCCTTTATTGCGTTGAGGTGATTTGAGGGTTGCCAGTCAGGTAAACGTCCTGGGCTCCGTAAGCTACCAATTGCATAAGTCCCCCGCCGGTCATGAATTATACCTTGTATAGAGAAAAAAAATCTGAGAAAACACATTTTTAAAAAAAATAAAAAATGTGTCGGGGACTCTTTTATATTGTTTATAATATATATTGCGTTTTTATACAAGACGGTATTTACACCATTTCGCATCGAAAATGCGCAACTGGTGCACT